GTCGTAGCACATAAGGTTTTTACTCCCTTAATGTGCAAATTAAGTGCCACTGCGTTATTTAACATAATATACAGTCCCAGCGCTTAATAATAATGCTGCATCGAAAGCGTAGGGCATGGCTGACATTTTCGCTAGTGTCATCAGTCCTAAAGTGCTGCTAGCCAGCGAACTCAAAAAAACCACGTTTCCAAAGCCAGCTTGCTTGAGCGGTCGCTCATTTTCGCGTGAGTTTTCAACGGCTCTAACTGCATCACCTAAGTCCATTCCTGAGGCTTCACACATTTTTATTAAGTCTTTGTTGCTTGGGAATGCTACGCGCCTTCTCCAGCCACTAACCTGTGCTGTGTTTCCGTATCCTAAAAGCCCTCTACCAATCTTGTAGTCGCTATTCCACTCAGTGTTTTTGACTACAAAATCTAGTACATCGTCTACGTTTTTCATGATTATTCCTAAGAAATATTTAACTAAAGTGATTATTTAGTAAAAAAGTTCTTGACGCAAGGCTAAGAAGTTCTTTACTATTCGCAAAAGCTAAGAAATTCTTAGCTACCCAACAACAAGTTTTGCTAGTTCCTGCTGTGTTGGCAGCTCTTATGAATAACTGTCTCTATGTTGTTAAAGGACATAAGAAAAAGGGAACTAGCACCCATAACCAACATTAGGGGTATATCAAATGCAAAAACACGTTTTAACCGTTCCTGATATGGAACCAATGCCATTCCAAACTTCTGTGGAGGCGCTCGGCCAGATTCTTCATTTTGCTCAAGATGAGTTCGCAAACGATGAAGAGTTCATTCGCAGTGTATGCGAGCAGTTATCTATTAACACTGGCATTAACTTTTTTCTTTCTTTTCCTCTTCATTCACATGTGGTGCTGGGTAATCATTCCGAGAATTCAATTGCACATGCTTCAATTGAATCGTTGCACTTACCTGTGCGTGTTAAGAATTTTCTTGCATCAATCAAAATTACAACACTAACTGAACTTGTAAGTGTTACTGAAAAAACGCTTATTTGCCAACCTCACTGCGGTCGAAAAACTCTAAATATCATTAAAGACTTTTTAGCAGTTAACCACCTTTCATTGATGCGTGAAGAGTAATGAAAAAACACGAACTAACAATTGAGCAGATTGATGAGATAGTCGAAAAGGCAGCTTTAACACCTGCCGATTTCGAGCTTATCAATTCATCAATTAGCGACCTATTCATGGTCAACGGCAAAGTTAAATCTTTGCTAAATGTTCAAAAGGTCGAACAGAACATTGCTTTTATAGATTGGCTAAACTTTACAGTGAAAGACGATTCGTTTGAGTCGCCTTTCGATGATTCCTTAACATCACTAATTTTCACAGTATCAGAATACCTGACTAACATTTTCGGTTTTGGCATAACTTTAGTACGCCCAACTGGGCAATTTTTTTACGAGCGCTCATACGAGCTAGGTAACAAATACGGCATGGTTTGCCACGGTGGGCAAAATAACAGCCTGTTAGTCTCAATCAATGGCACTGGACTATCTCAAGCAACTGAGGGATGGGAAGCTCGTCTTTACAAGTTCCTGCACTCAGCCACACTACCAACAATCACACGCATTGACTTAGCGCATGATGATTTCGCACCAACACTTTTTACGCTAGATAACTGCCTTAAAGAGTTTCTTAATGGTGCATTTAAAAACGGCAAGCGTTCACCGTCAGTTTCACAGGCTGGTAACTGGATTCAACCAGATGGTAGAGGGCGCACACTCTACATTGGTAAACGTACAAACGGCTTATTTTGCCGTATCTACGAAAAAGGCTTACAGCTCCAAAGTGATACATCACCAGACTGGGTGCGTTGTGAAGTAGAGCTAAAGAGCGTGGACAGAATCATACCGCTTGAAGTGCTGCTAAAACCTCATGAATATTTTGCAGGTTCGTTCCCGATTTTTAATCACTTAAACCAAGTTCAGGAACGTGTCTTAACGTTTCAGCATGAAGTTAAAAGCGACCTCGAACACCGCACCAAATGGGGCAAGCGTCAAACAGGCTCGTTCATTAACCTACTGTCAGAGCTAGGCTTCTCCAATGATGAAATTATCGAAAAGTTAAAAGCTAAGACATTGCCTAAAGCCTTCAAACAGAAGTTTTTAGAGAATGAATTAACAAATGTGCATGAGTTACCGCGTCACGCTTTTGCACAATCCAACAACATGACGCACTAAAGGATAAACAACATGCAAGGTAACTTAACAGTATTAGGCGTTAAACAATTCAAGGGCACAGTAGAGGGCTTGGCATTTGACCATACAAAACTATTGGTGTCTTTACCATTTCCACGTGCTCGGGCTGAATCGAATATCGGCTTTGATGTTATCGAGGTTCCTTACGGCAAATCTGAAAACTTTGAAGAGTTCAAAGGTAAAAAATTCCCATTGCAGATTGATGCTGATTACGAAGTAACAACAAAAGGCATCGAAGTCTTTGAATTAAAAATCATTCCATCACCAGCTATCCCAGCTAAAAATGTTTAAACAAGTATTTATTATTCAGTGCCAATCAACTGGGGAGTTTTTAACTCCTCGGTTGAATTACACGCATAACATGAATTTGGCAGGTCGTTTCACACAGAAAGAAGCTGCTGTAGAAACTGCGTTAAACGACCTTGATTTTGATTTCATGATTTATGACTTCTATGAACGTGATACGCAGGTGAAAAAGTGAATAAAAGCTTTTTCAAAAGCGCCCGCAGCGAAGCGAGGACGCATTTTGAAAACGCTTTTAGATTGGTTCCCCCCCCATGTAATACGGGGGGATTTGAAAATAAATACAAACTTTGTCTTAGGGTGGATTTGGAATGATTAAAAAAACTTACGGTATACCTGCTCACGGCATGAGTTATGAACTTATGACTGTTGAACAAAAAAAGGCAATCTTAAAAGCACGTGTTAGACGCATTTTTTCAATATTGTTCAGTTCAGGCACTTTTTGGATGATTTTTGGCTATGTAATAGGTTCAATGCACACGCTTTACATCTTCGTAAATGTTCTTAAAGAAATATCGAAAATTTGCGGTGTAACTAATGGCTAACGGTTACTACGCAAGCCAGCACTGTTTTAGCAGCTTTACTGATGCTGTAAATGCACATTACACAAATGAAGGTGTTTACACCGAAGTTTTTACAGATGGAATTTACCACTATAGACCAATTATAGATTCAGGCATCTGGAAGCTTCAAGTTAGAAAGCCGGGCGGCATATACCAAACACTTGAAGCATTACCGACTAACGTAGTCGGAACATGTAGCCTTGATGCGCTTGCATACGACTACACATCAGCTGCTGCTATGTTTGGCTTTGCGTTTACAACGGTTTTTAGTCTGTGGTATCTGACTAAGAATCTAGGAATGATTATCAACGCTGTAAGGCGCTGGTAAAAAGGTTTTAGCTGAAAGGCTAAAAAAATCTAGGGGTACAGTTCCTTAGTCGCAACGAGAGCGTTTATCTCGGTATTTTAATTGGAGTAATAAAAATGCAAACTTTGCAAAAATTAGGTCGTAAGACATCAGTTGTTATCGATAATGCTACAGGCAAAATCTTAGGTGTAGTTGCTGGTACTGCACTTGCTGGCTCTGCTTCAGCTGCACCAGTTGATTTAACTATACTAACTGGCGCTGTTGATTTCAGTACAGTGATTACAGCAATCTTAGCGGTTGCTGCAATCATGGTTGGTGTTTATGTGGCTTGGAAAGCTGCAAAAATGGTTATTGCTGCTGTTAAAGGTCTGTAATAAACACAATGCAATAAAAATGGGGTTAGCTCAAAAGGCTAGCCTCTTTTTACCTTTCAGGAATCCAAACCATGCCCATTTACATCACACCTGCCGAAATACTCAACTTCTCAATGTTTTTTATGGGCTTGCTGTGCGCATGGGCTTGTATCAAAGGCTTAAGCGATGAGTAAAAAAGTCAAAATCTACTTAGCAATCTTTCTATTGCTTTTCTCATTTAATGCTAAGGCTGTATTGCCGCTTATTTGGGCTGGCATTAGTGCTGTAAACACTGCCGCTGGCACGCTTTCTGCTGTTGAAGTGGGCGTTTTGCTTGCTGGCTCTGCAGCTGCTCTATACGGCACACAAATGGGCTATATTCAGTTAAAAAAGGATAATGATTCAGGCTCTGTTCGTATTCCGCTAACTAACTTGCCACGTGATAGGCCTACAGTAGATTTACCAGCTAATACACCAACAACATACACGCCACCAACTTTTAAGTGCCCAGAAAGTCCGGGTGCTATGGCTCCCGCAGTTCACCAATGTTATGTAACAGTTCAAACGACAACATACTCATTGCGAGGTAATTATTGTGATGTAGTCAATAAGGTTGAATTTTCCCTTTTATCGCCTCTTCCTTCTGGATGTAGCTCTAATTTACCTGCTACTTCTTATAGCTACTCTGGATTCCCAGCAACATCATTAACACAGGCTGAACAAACCTGCGGTGAAGGTTATACAAAAAATGCTAGCAATCAGTGCGTTTTATCTGAACCTCAAAAAATACCAGACAAAAACTGCGATTTACAAGTTTCGACGAACTCAAGCGGTGGCTCGCTTATTAAAAGTAATACTGACCCTGATTGTGCAAGTTCTCCAGTCAATGTGTCTCCTGCTGGTGTTGCAAACGTACCAGTAATGTTGCCTGACCCTGAAACAGGTCAGCCTAAAGAACATCATATTTCAGTGTTTCCAGATGGCGCTGGTTCAAATTGTTATTATCAGGTTTGTATACCGGTCGCTGGTTTACCCGGTCATTATCAAATTGGTGTAAGCAGTACAGGTGTAGGTAACACTACAAAATATCAGGTTATTTCTGTGGATGCTGACGGCGTTGTTGATGGTGTACGGTCAGGCACAATGGCTGGAACGATTGCAACAACTGGCACCTATGTCGATGCAAATGGTAATACGCAGACTATTGCTCCTGGTCAGGCTGTACTTGTTCAGGTAGGCTCAACTGGTCAGGTGGTGCAAGCTGTTCCTGCTGCGCAAACCCAAGTAACCAACTTACCGAGCGACTACGCGCGTACTGGTGAGGCTTCTGCGGCTGCTGACAAGATAGTTAATAAGCTGGCAGAAACTGACAATATGTCAGACCTAGCCGCGCCTGAGATAACAAACCCACTTATCCAGTATTTCAACCCACTGTACGCATGGGCGCCTAATGTTGTTGCTGGCACTTGTCCGACTGGCTCATTCTCATGGAATAACCACACGTATGGCTTTAACGAGTTTTGCACTTTGTTTGAACAGTACGCACCAGCAATTCAATCCGTAATGCTGGTTGTATCTGTTGTTTTTTCATTGTTCATCGTATTGGGGGCTTAAATGTTAAAAGCGTTTTTATCTGTTTTCAGGTGGCTTCTATCAGGTGCCCAAGTTAAGTTTGTGATATTCAGCTCAGTCGCTGCGCTCTTTGTGTTGGCTATTCAATTGTTAGTGCCACTGTTTCAAGGCTTTATTAACCCTTCAATGCTGAACAGTGCGTTTTCTGCTGTTCATCCTAGCGTTTGGTATTTCCTTAACCTTACAGGCGCTTTAAACGGTCTAGGGCTTGTTATCTCGGCTTATATCTCACGTTTTCTAATCCGTAGAATTCCATTTATAGGTTGAGCATATGACTAAAAAATTTATTTCTTACGGTGTTAAATCAAAATTTTTTATACCACCTAATGCATCTATATCTTATGGTCATTGGCTTGTTGTAGGACAGCGTTCTAATTCAAAAGATTATGAATATTTAGTTCGTTGCAAATGTGGTCTTGAGCGCTGGATGAAAGCGTCAGTTCTTGTGCGCGGAAAATCTAAACAATGTCTTAAATGTTCCGCTTTATATGCTGGTGAGTGTAGGTTAAACCATGCCGGTTAAACTATATGTAGGTAAACCACGTAACGGCAAAACATATGAAGTAGCCACGCACGTTATTTATAACGCTTTGAAGGCTGGTCGTCGTGTTGTATCTAATATTGCAGGTCTGAATTACGAACTTTATAAAGAGTTAATACTTGCTGAAGGTGTACCGCTAGAAAAAATAGGCACCATTGTTAATGTAAGTCACGAGGATGTTTTAAAACCTCATTTTTTCATCACAGATTATTTTCAGCGTGAAGGTATTCAATCCTTCATTCAAGCTGGTGATGTTGTCTGTCTTGATGAAGTTTGGCGTTTTTGGAAAAAGCGAGGTGAGTTGTTACCCGAGCACGATAACTTCTTTAGAACGCATGGTCACCATACGCACGAGGAAACAGGCTTTATTATTGACATTGCCCTTATTTCTCAATCTGTTCGAGATTTTAACGAAAATATACGTGCTGTTGCTGCCGAAACATATTTAATGCGTAAGCTTCAAAAGCTAGGCATGTCATCTGCTTATACAGTAGATATTTTTGACGGTGCATCTAACGCAAAGTCGGACCATGTTTTACAGCTTATGCCACGCAAATATAATAAAAATCTTTTTGCTTTGTATTCCTCGCACTCACAAAAAAAAGAGGGTGGGGCGTCTGCTAATGAAGACAATATAGACAAGCGCGGCAACATCCTAAAAGGCAAAATATTTGTTGCACTGGCTGTATTTGTGTTTGTTGCTGGTTTTGCCTTCTATGTCTTATGGGGCTTTTTCCATCCAAAACCAAAAGAAGAGGGCGCTAAAATTGAAAACGTACCTACTGCACAAAATCAGACGATTCAACAAGCTGCACCTGTTAATAATTCTCTGCCTCAAGCTAGTCCTAAAACTTGGCGTGTGGTGGGTCATTACAAAGTAAATAATCAATTAACGCTTGTTCTGGAAAACTCGCAAGGCATTACACGTTATTTGCCTAACCCTCAAAACTTCCGATTTGATGGGCTTAACTTTGAAGCCATTTTGAATGATGGTGTTTTTACAAACTACA